TTGGTTAATTATTAATCCTAAAACAGGACGTTCATCTTCTACAAGACTTCTTTTAATTGCAGAACCAACAACTCGAAAAAACTTATTGGTAAGTAATGCACCTCTACCAACAGTCATTTCATTCATGTCTTTTTCCATTTCAGGAGCAGGAGATAGAGCAGGCAAAGAATCAATAACAATTGCATCTACTGACTTTGATTCAGCAAATTCAATTACAGCCTGATACGCCTCTTCCATAATATTTGTTTCAATAACAATTACCCTAGAAGTGTCTACCCCACACATTTCTGCATAGTCAGGTACCCATTGTTCTGCGGCTACCCACACTGTTGTGTGTTCTGGGTTTAACTTTTGATTTGCTGCAATAGTTTTTAAAGCAACTGCAGTTTTTCCGTGAGAAGGTTCTCCTATTAATTCATTCCATTGATTTCCAGGAAATCCCCCTCCAAGAACATAGTCCAACGTAGTGGAACCAGAAGTAATGCGAGGAACCAAATCGCTGCGAATGTCGGACGCAATAACAACTACATTGTTACCAAATTTTTTGTTAAGTTGAGCAACAATCTTTTTGGCTTCGTCATTCATTACTCTATTCTCCCAATAATTCCTTGTGGATTCCAATTACTTTGAGTGTCATTACCTAAAGAAGATTTTATATTTCCTTCTACTTTTGCACCAGTTAGTGAACCAAATTTACTTCCTGATTGTTGTAAAGGATACCCACAGTCGTAACATCTTGGAGCAGCGTTTTGAACAGCCATATAATTATTACTATTGCAGTCAGGACATAACTGAGTTTGACCTGTGCTTCCAATACGAATGCTTGGTTGTTGAGGTTGTGGTGGAACATAAGGTGTCATAGGTTGTTGTGATGGTGGCATTGGAATATCTGCAGGGCGTGTAACTGGTGCTGCAGGTTGCACACCTAATTGTTTAGACCACCAGTCTGCGTTGCTCATTTTGCTTCTCCCCATTTGTCTACTATTTTTACATCGGCAATTAGTGGAACAATAATTGCTGGGATGTGTACGCCTTCCATTGATTCCCTAACTGCTTCGGCAACAGATTCTGCTAGATCTTCACGAGCAACTGTAACAAGTTCATCATGCACAGTCAAAATTACATTGGCATCAGGTTCTGTTACTAAACAAGAGTGGGCTCTAATAATTGCTAACTTCATTAAATCTGCTGCTGATCCTTGAATTACTGTGTTAAACGCTTGTCTTTCAGCCCTTGCTCTTAAACCTATCTCTTTACTTTTTAAATCTGGCAAGTATCTTCTGCGTCCATACACGGTGGGAACATACGGAACTGGACTTTTTGCCAAGGCTTGTCTAATAATTTTGGCTTTATATTTTGATATATCGTGAAATTTTTCTGTAAATCTATTTAATAAATTTTTTGCATCAGTAACTGTACAGCCAATACTTGCTGCAATTTTTTCTGGGCCAACACCGTAAGCAATCGAAAGAACAAGAACCTTTCCCGCTTTACGATCTACTCCCATTGTATTGCCAATTGTTGTGTAGATATCTTCTCCATCTAAATAGTTTTTTACCATAATTGGATCTTTAGAAAAAGAAGCAATAATTCTAGGTTCAATCTGAGAGTAATCAGCAACTATTAATTTATATCCAGGAGGTGCAACAAATAAGTTTCTAATTAACTTTCCGTACTCTCCTGCACTAGGTATGTTTTGTAAGTTTGGATCGCTGCTGGAGAATCTGCCAGTTTCTGCTCCGTGGGCTTTAAAGTTAGTATGAACTCTGCCATTAATTAACAAACTTTTTTTATCAAAAACTTTTTCCTTACCCATTGTAGTTCTTGTAACTTCTCCACCTAAATATGGCATAACGTAAGTTGTCATTAACTTATTTAAATCTTGATACTCAAGGATTGCATCTACTAATTCATCTTTAGACCTATAAAATTCAAGGGCATCTGATGAAACAGAGTAATGATAGATAGTTAAATTACTTGCATCAGTTGCTGCAACGGCTTGTCCTCTTGCGGTAAGGGCTACCCGTACACGTAAGTTTGGTTTAATGCCACGACCCTCTGGTTTAGGAGAGAACAACAATTCTTGCTTTTCTTTCACTGAATTCATAGCAAAAGGTTTGCCAGTTAGTTTCCAAGCCTTAGCCTTTGCTAAATCAATGTCTTTTTCAAGACTTGCTTTTAAAGAAGTAAGTTCTTTTACATCAATTGTTGCACCAGTTAATTCCATATCACATAGTGCTGGAATTAATCCCATTTCTAAATCCCATACATCTTTTAATCCATTTTGTAATTTTGGAGAAAAAGTTTTATATAAATTCCAAGTTACTTCTGCATCTATGCCTGCATATTTAGCCACAACAGAAAAAGCGTGAACCTCAACTTCTGCGCCTACGCCTTTTTCTACTTTTAAACTCAACTCTCTTTCAGCACAAGCAGCAAGATTTAAGGCTATTCTATTTCTATTGTCAATGATAAATGCTGCCATTAAAGTATCAAAGAATGGTTTTGAGGGAACGACCCCACGATAATATTTAGCAATTGATTTTAAATCAAATTTAACGTTGTGTCCTATTTTTAGTTTGTCACTAAAAAACAATGGTTTTAATGCTTGGAACACTTCTCCAGGTAGTAACTGTTCTGGTGGTAAATCAAATACTGGTTTCCATTTTGCTTGGTTTTTAGAATAGTCGGCATCTGTTAAAGGTTTACCAGCAACTGCCTTGCGTTGACCACTTAACAAAAGTTCTTTATCCCAACGTAAAAATTCCCCGTTAGGATGACCCATAGGAATTACGTCTGTTCTTCCTTCTGTTGCTAAAGAGATCCACAACACATCGTTTACTACGGGTTGGATTCTATTTTCTCCAACTGTTTCTACATCAAATGCGAATGCACTTACTGATGAATAATACTCGACTAGATCTTTTAGTTGTTCTTTAGTTTTAATAATATTCATATAGTTATTCTCTTGCCATTTGAATATAGCCACCCTTGACAGTAGATAATACTTGAAGAGATTGTCCTGAAAAATTTAATAAGTCTTTATCAGTTGCTTGATTTACTACTAAATCATACTTAGTTCTTTTAAAAGGAACATACTGTGCTAATGGGGTTCCTTTTTTTATTAACACTTCTTTTGTATCATCAAAATAACAAATCTGTTGATTTAATTCACCGTAAACATCAGTATCAATAATTCCTGGTAGAATAGACCACTCACTATTACTGTGATAATACATGGGTAGTTGTAAAAGAGAATAACCTTTTGGAGTTACTGCTCTCCATGGAGAATTTAATTTAAAAAGTTTAGTTAATTTTCTTCCTTGAAAAATATAATCAGCATGATTTACAAACTGTTCGTTATCGTGTTGACTAATAGTGTATGGATTTCCTTCCCTTCCTGTTCTCCAAGACCATTCATCAGTGCTTTTATTGTATATAAGTGACATATCACACCACGCTGGTATAACAAATCCTTGACTAAAGTAATGTGCCATTGAGGGACAAACTTTTGCAGTGGGTCCTTTTCTTATGCTAGACCAGTCTTCTTTATTTTCAACGTATGGAGGAATTGTTTTCCACCAATTTGGTAAAAATTTATTAGATGGTTGCGGCTGAATTAAAGGATCCTGAGTAATTCCAGGAACAGTTCCTATAAATTTAACTTTTACATTATCAAAACTTTTTTTACTAAACATTTTTCTCCTGTATAAATAAGGTGGTGGAGCCTGAAAACGGAAATAAACAGGCTCCGCCACATTGGAATCTTGGTTAAACCAAGGAACGAGCAATCTTAAGCATTTCGGAGCGAGGGGTCTCTCGAATTACTTCGGCTGTATACGGAACAGCCCGTGCTACTAGTTCTTGAACCTCATCGAGGTTCAACTTCCATTCCTCCGCTAGGTCACGACCACGAACAAACTCCATAGTGTAGTTTGTTGTAGGCCCTGTACCCATCCGAGAAATTTCCCAGAACTCTTTTGACAGAGGTCCTTTGCGCTCATCTTCATGAGACTTTTTAATTAGTCTTGCAAGTGTTGGAGGTGCTGTAAGGATCTGCACACCCTGTGCTTCGCCAGTTAACACAAGCACATTAAATGCAAAACGTGAACGTGGTTTACTTCCAAGAATGTCAGTAAATGGATCATTTTCTGCTAAAGCAACAAAAGATTTTTTGCCAGTTGGACGTTCAATCCAATGCTGCTCATAGACACGGAAAGGTCCGTCTTCTAAGAATTTGATTAATTGTGGTTGTTCAGAAAAACGAAACTCTGTTGGAAACTCTGAAGAGTTCTCAGTTAAAAGAGCCTCTGCTGCTTCCCAACCTTGTTGAACTGTAGTACCAATCTTTGGTTCTGCAGTTTCACTATCTTCATCTAAATAATTTGCAGGATTTTCTGCAACATCATTTGTTGGTTTGGTTATTGGCATTTGTTTCTTCTTTCGGTAATGAGGCACGGAGAATGTTGTATCGCTGTACAAACTTAATCACTACTGGCTCTCTAGGTTTGTGATTTCCTTCCATCGACTTATTAAAGCCTCTGTTAGGTCATCTTGGTTAGACCACTCTACACGAGCAGACCCTAGTAAGCCACGTCTTGAAAACTCTTCAATGGCGGACTCAATCAATGGTCGTGTGTACACCCTGTTTCCTCCAATTTTTTCTCCTTTTAGAGTTTTAGATCGAAGTCTATAGGGTGCTCTAGGTATGTAGCCTTTTCTTTCCCATAAGCGGACAGTAACAATTGTTTTTTCTAACGCTAGTGCTAATGCACTAATAGTAAAAACCTCTGTTTCTTTTCCACCTAGTGTTTTAATGATTGGATTTGCATCCCAACCATTACTCTCCCCGTTTTTACGGCGAGAAACTTTTGGATCTTCTTCACGACGTTTTCTTTTAGAACCTGGTATGTATTCTAAATCAGCAAACGCCTCTAGAATCTCGTCGTCTCCACGTAATCCAGTCATAGTTACTTCTTGTTTAAAACTAATGCCCAAACAATTTTTTGAGGATACATTTGATCAATCTCTTCTTCAGTTAATTGACCTTCATAAAGAGCCGCCATTAAAGCATCTTCATCTACGATTCGGATTGTTTTATATAATTGCTCTTCCATTCCTTTATCGGCAATAATTTGTTCTGCAACTCCCTCTTCAATTTTTCTAGACACACGACGTTGCTTTTGTAGCATTCTTACGCCTTCAATTTCATTTGGGAGTTCTACAAAGATGTTTCCATTGCCATCGACTTCACCTTTAGTGTCAACAACTTCAAATATTTTTTCTTTTAATAGTTTTAATTCTGACTCAAAATACTCAACTTGTTTTTTAAAAAAGATATATTGCTTAGCCTGTGCTTCAAGGTCATCTATTGAAGCCACCCTAGGTTCTTCTTCTTTTATCCTTGCCATGTTAACCCCCTCAAGGTCTCTGTTGTTGTAGGAAACTTATCAGACTTCCTACGGTTAGGTCAATTCCTCCTTTAGAATTGATCCCCATTCCATCCATTACTGCGTCTGCTACTGCGTTTTTTTGTTGAAGCATCTCAAATTGTCTTTCTTCAATAGAGTCTTTTACAATAATATCTTGAATAATTATGCTTGGCCATCTACTAGATGCTCGTTTAATTCGTCCATTTCTTTGTACGGCTAAACCCGCAGACCAAGGCAGATCATAGTTTATTAACAAATTTGCAATAGGTAGGTCTACACCGTAACCACCTGCATCTGATGAAATAAACACACGACAATCTGGGTCTGTAAGAAACTTTTCTTTACTTGCTTCTTTCTCTTTTGCATTCATACTTCCTGTATATATAGTCCCACCAGTAACTTCTTGAATTCTCG